ATCGAAGCTGTGGTCACTTGATGCGATTTTAGTGTTTCTGTGATCTCGAATATCACAAGCATCGTAAAACATCTCCTCCCCGACACGCTTGAGCGCATCGAGGAGAGTGCCTTCTAAGTCGACAGTCACACGACCATTGCTTAGTGGATATTCGTCATCATCAATATAAGATTTTGAAATAGGCATTACTCTGTAGGTTCTTCCTCGCCAAGGACAAAGTGTGAACCATTGTGATATCCCGGTATCGGCTTCGGTGTTGGTGCGAGCTTCTTCAGCGTCGTCTGTGGTGGCGGTCCTGGCTTGATCTGTGGGCGTGCCTGTTGTTGTTGTGCCGCGCCATTGCCATCGTCATCCTCGTCAGATGCCAGGCTAAGAAGTGCGCTGAGGCTGTATCGTCGACCATACGAGAGTGCGCTGCCGAAGCCGTGCGATGTCTGTTGCATCACAGGAACCTGAACGACGCCGGCGATCCACTCGCCTGAGCTGTGAATCACGCGACTCTCGACCGTGATGCTAGTGCTGTGCTCGCCGTCGATGGTGTCCAGCACCGACTGCACAACGAACAGACCATGTTTCGCCATCACTGGTCGAACGACCTCCATGATGGCATCGAGCGATGTGTACTTTGAGCGAAACGCTGGATTCGTGCTGTCCTTCACGATTGGTCTGATCTCAGCCTGTGCCTTGACCAGCGCTGGCGCGATGGCGCCTATTGTTTCCGACATTGTCATTTCAAACCCCCTATGTGTAATCCTGCCCGACTGAGTGCATTTGTAAACGCGCCGGTCCAGTTGATGTTGCGTCTGTCGATGATGGCGCCTGACTGCGTATATGACCGCCAGATGCTGACATCATTGACGACTGGACTGATTGCCCGTGCGATGGCTGGCCATTCGTCCTGGCGCGTTTTGTACGCTTCGCGAAGACAGTCAAGGACATGTGCGAGCGCTTCATACTTCGTCGTGCGAATGGACCTGGCCCACTCGATTTGCTTCTCGGACCCGGTCATCACAATCGGATTCGGCTCGAGCAGTCTCTGTGTCAGTGACCAAGCGCGTTCGATGGCGACTTTGTTCTCGCACGCTGCGCAAATCTGAAGCGTTGACGTCATCATCGCCATTTTGTATTTGAGGTCACTCTGCGTATATCCGACCATGATGTGCGCGGTATGGCCGCACCTCCACGTCAAGTCAACCCGTTCCTGTGTCATTGTTTTCCCCTTCAGTAGTGTCCAACTACATCGACATCCTAGCATAGGTTGACACAATGTAGCAACTAAGCGTATAACACTGGCATGTATGGAATGACACAAGTCGAGATCGCTGAGCGACTCGGCATCAATAAGAGTGCAGTGTGCCGGATGCTCTCCGGCGCTCATGCCGTGCGACAGTCGACCGTCAAGCGCATCGCCGATGTGATTGGTCGCACTGAATACGAAGTGCAGCTGTGGATCCTGTGCAAGCGTACAGGTCAGAATCTCCCCGAATAGACAGAATAGGACTAGAACAATGGACATCAAACTCTCATGCATCGAATGCAACCGACCGAACGTCGTGCCTTATGGCCGTGGACATCGCATCTGTGGCATCTGCTCACAGCGTCAACTCAAGCGCGAGCGCCGCAAGCAGACACAGCGACGCATTCAGACACTCGGTGGCTTCGTCCTGGTCGTGATGTGCGTGTGGACAGCGTGTGCGATGGCCAGTGATTGGAACACACCGAACAGTCCAGATCACCGTGCACATCAGGCGATGTCCGCTCGTGACTGACGCAATCCGCACCTGGTCACAATATCGGGCCAGCAGACGCGCCGAAGGCGATGCACTCCTCCTCGCTCAGGAGGAGTTTTTTCTTGGTCGCATGGTGCAGGGTGGCAGCGAGCGCGACAAACTTCGCGCTGTTGATGAGTTGCTGAGTCACAACATTCGGATGGTGTCAGCGATTGCCAAGCGCTACAAGGGCAGGGGCTGCGAACACGAGGACATGATGACCGATGGCATGATGGGCCTCCATTACGCTATCCAGCGCTATGACCCGTCGAAGGGGCACCGCTTCTCGACGTACGCGACCAACTGGATACGACAGGCCATCGGTCGAGGAGTGGAGAATCGCGGTCGTGAGATAAGGTTGCCATCGCACGTTATTGCTAAAATCACTCACATCCGCATCTCGCGCCAGGCGTACGTTCTCAAACACGGTGAAGCGCCATCGATGCCGGAACTCCTTGTGTGGATACAGTCGCGCCTCGATGAGTTTCCGAAGTATCTTCGACGACAGATCGAGACACTCGACGCGAAGTACCTCGGCGAGATTATGGCGAACGAAGCGCCGCAGATTCGTTCACTGGACGAAGTGAACATGTATGGCATGACGCTCGCTGACTTCACAGCATCCGAGGAACCGGCGCCGGACGATTCAATGAACCGCGAAGCGCTCTACACGCAGCTGTACAAAGTCATGGAACACCTCACCGATCGCGAGCTCGCGTGCATCAAGTTGCGCTACGGCTTCGACGGCTTGATTGATGGTCGCTCACTCGAGGACGTTGGACTCCTGGTCGGATACTCTCGCGAGCGCATCAGACAGATTCAGCATCGAGCATTGGAGAAACTCCGCGTATTACCGGAGGCTGAGATTCTTTTGGAGACTTTGGAAGGAATGGACCTATGACAGAATCGGAACATCAGATTGCGTTTTTCAACTGGACACGTGTGATGGGTGGACGACATCCGCGACTTGACACAATCTTCGCTGTGCCGAATGGTGGATACAGGTCGAAGGCCACAGGTGGCCGCATGAAGTCAGAAGGCCTCAAGGCTGGCGTGTGGGACATCTTTGTCCCCGTCCAGATGGGACAACACTGCGGCATGTGGATCGAAATGAAGGCCGGCAAGAATAAGCTAACACCAGGACAGATTGCATTCCGCGAGACTGTCGGTGATGCGTACCTGTGGACTGTCGCGTATTCCTGGGAGGAAGCAGTCGAGGCGACCTGTCAGTATCTAGGCATCGCGAGCGGTATAGGCTAGCAGATGCTCGTTCACTTCGTCAGCGAGTTCGACGCCATCGAGCTCATAGACGAGATACCAGATGGCCTTAAGTAAGTCATCGGACTTTTCTTCGTTAGGTTTAGAACCAGCGCGGAGGAGGTATTTGAGAGCATTCCCTCGTGAGAAGTCGAGACCATACATTTCGATGATCTCGATGGGCTGAACGGTGCGAGTGCGGTAATGTGGCGGAACCTGTTTGGACATACAGGCATTGTAAGGGGTAAAAATGAATAGAGTTTCACAGGCTGTGACTTTCCTGTCATGGCTTTTTGAACCATACGTCGACGGCTTTGTCGAGATTCGGACGATGAATCAAGGCAAGGTGCAGATGCGCTTCTGGGAACTTCCAAGGACGGAAGAAGACTGGAACGGCATTGGCGAGGCGTGTATCCAGTGGAGTGACGCTGGAGAGGATGTGTACGTCGGCGTGCTTCCACGCTGGCGAAAAGGAGGCAGAGACAATGATGTACATACTGCTGGTGTACTTTGGTGCGACATCGATGACCTTGATGGTCTGGATCAGATTGCAACGCTTGATAAAGTCACAGTCGCTGTCAGATCAGGGAAGGGTCTCCACTGTTACAGGCGACTCAAAACTACTGGTATTGGGACTAAGCCAACCGAGCAGAGGGACTTCATACAGCTGCTTGAACGATGGATGCTCACACTCTCGAGCGCAGCAGACGTCAAGTGCAAGAACCCGTCAAGAATACTACGAGTTCCTGGAACTCTAAATTGGAAGAATCGCGAACTACCTCGGTTGGTGGAACTCGCGAAGTTCCCTCCAGAAGCCTCCAGAATCGTCGAGGAGACGACATCAACTCATCCATGGGGCGATGATTGGTCACGGCTTCTGATTGCCGCCAAAGCAGGAGACCTGCCTAAGCGCGAGCGCGGCAACTGGAATCTGGGTCGCTACAAACACGGCGACTATCTGCTCTATTGTTTCAATCACACGGTCGTCGGCATCGAGCAGATGCGATGTATGGGCATGCTTGCACATGCCGAGGAGTGTCGTAAACTCGTAACCACTGCGCTGGACACGCAGTCATTCTCGGACTAGGGACAAACATGGAAGAACTTACACTCGACGATCTCCGCGCCATGGTGACCGGAGACATGGCGACGCATGCTCGCGTCGTGGCAAATGGTGAACACCACTGGGACAGACTGTTCCAGGCACAACCTGCAAGTGGTGGACCATTCAACGGACGCAACAATGCGCTGGTCACACTGTTGGGCTTTTTGAGAGCGAAGCGCTTCAGCATTGACCAGGCGAACATCTTTAGCATCTGGTGGTCTGACACATACTGCGAACCTCCGCTAGAACCTGAGCTCATCCGTGAGACTACTGGCCGCTTCTGGGTCCAGTGGGCGCAAGGTAATGTTCCCGACGATCTGCCGGGCGGTGAGACCATTGCTCCATGGGAGGTATGGGACTGGACACGAATGGAGGTCGAAGAGGCGAAACTCGGAGCGCAGTCCTGGCTGATTCCAAACGTGCTGTCGACTGGTGGACTGCATTATTTGTCTAGTCCTCCCGGCAGCGGGAAAACGTGGGTCATGTGCGATCTCATTCGTGCAGCTGTATTCGGCGACAAGTGGCTGAACGAGTTCGACATCCCTCAGACCAAAGTGTTGTACATCGATGAGGAGATGGGCGTCCAGAAGGTCCTACAACGGCTCAGGAAGCTCGGAATGCGCTCGGCTGAGGGAATGGGCTACCTCAACCGTGTGGGCATCAGGCTGGACAATATCCTCGATGTCGAACGAATCGTCAAACACTGCCAAGCGCAGGGCATTGGTCTAGTACTCATCGACTCGCTGGTGCGTGTTCATGGCCTGGACGAAAACGACAACAGCCAGATGAGGAAGTTGTACGACTCGTTCAAGAAACTGCTGGACGTCGGCATCACTGTTCTCATCGCTCACCACAACAGGAAGGGTGGCACCGATGGCACAGTCAAGCACGAAGGTATGCGCGGCGCTGCTGAGATTGTCGCAGCTGCTGACATGGCTTACAGCGTCGAAAAACAGGCGAACGGGTTGTATCGCATGTATGTCACGAAGGGCCGTCTGATCAGTGACGAGGATGCGATTGACGTGACGTTCGAGATCCGTGACGAGGATGGCTTGACGAAGGTGCGAACGCTTGACGCCGGCGCAAGGAGCGAAGTCATCACACAAGAGATTCGCTCGAAACTCATTGAGCTCATCAGTGATTCACCAGGCATCACACAGACACGTCTGGTCGAGTTATGTGGCTCTCGAAAATCAGTCGTGGCTGCGACGCTCGCGGACCTCGAAGCGAGTCGAATCGTGTCGTTTGAGAAGGGTCCAAAGAACTCAAAACAGTACAGTCCGACAGGGCTTCTTTAGGCCGTTTCTGTTGTTCCCGCTGTTGTTCCCGTGCTGTTCCCCCTTAAGTATTACAAAACGGGAACAACAGACAGAAAACCCCCCTTTGGAAACCCCCCCTGCGAGCATGTTAGAGGTTGCTCGCTTAGGGGTCTTAAGTTGAAACTGTTCCCGCGGG